ATGTTATCTGATTTTAATGAACTTCTAAAAAAATATGCACGCTTAATTGCAGAAACTGGCGTAGCCACAGAAAAAGGACACACAGTTGTTTTACAGATCAGCGTGGAACAGGCACCCCTTGCTCGATTGATCACACAAGAAGCTTATAAACTAGGAGCCGCTGAGGTTATCGTTCAATGGACTGACGACCAGATCCAAAGAGAATTTCTTTTACATGCTGCAACGGATCGTATTGAGAATGTACCACAATCTAAAATCGATCAAGCGGATGAATGGCTTGAAAAAGGAGCAAGCAGGATCAGCGTTGTTTCTGCCGATCCCGATGCATTTGCTGGTGTAGATAGCCATCGAGTAGCGTCTTATCAATCAGCGAATGGCAAAGCACTAATGAATTTACGCAAGGCAACTCAAGCAAATAAAGTCAGTTGGACTGTCGTGGCTGCGGCTGGTAAACAATGGGCAGCAAAAGTCTTCCCAGAACTGCCAGAAGAAAAACAAGTTGAGGCATTATGGGATCAGATTTTCAAAACGACTCGTGTCTATGAAGAAGACCCTGTCTTAGCATGGAAGAAGCATGATGAAAAATTAGCAAAAAAAGCAGAAGAATTGAATCGAGAACAATTTTCTGCCCTTCACTATACTGCTCCCGGTACAGATATCATTATCGGATTGCCTAAAAACCATCTTTGGGAAGGCGCTGGAAGCTATAATGCTCGTGGAGAAAAATTCATGGCAAATATGCCGACGGAAGAAGTGTTCACAGCACCTGACAGTCATCGAGTAGATGGTTACATTTCAAGTACAAAGCCACTGAGTTATGCTGGCACCATCATCTCGGGTATGAAATTTACTTTTAAAGATGGAAAAGTTGTTGATTTTTCTGCCGAACAAGGAGAAGATGTCTTAGCAAAACTGCTTGATACAGATGAAGGTGCGCGTCGTTTAGGAGAAGTCGCACTTGTACCTGACCCTTCACCTATTTCTCAATCTGGCATCATCTTTTTCAATACATTATTTGATGAAAACGCATCGAATCACTTAGCACTAGGTTCTGCTTATGCCTTCAGTGTGAAAGGCGGTACAGAAATGTCCGATGAAGAATTAGCAGAAGCTGGATTGAATAGAAGTCAAACCCACGTAGATTTCATGGTAGGATCTGACAAGATGGATATCGACGGAATCCGTGAAGATGGCTCTACAGTACCGATTTTCCGAAATGGCGATTGGGCTTGAGTATACTTTCGCACACATGCAAAAAATAATATAAAGCATAGAATAAAGGATCTAAGCTATTGGCTTAGATCCTTTATTTCGCTAAACAACCCCACCGTTTTTTTATATGGTACTTTGAAAAGGAAAGTTGTAAGTATTAACCCATCAGCTATTACTAAAAATAATAAAAAGTCATCTCCAGTTCATTCCCATTGGCTTTACGTAAAGCTTCAAGTTATACCGCTAGAGTTAAGAACGATATATCTTTCGTTGGATAGGACTGGTATAAGCCAATCGAAATCGTTTAATTCGAATCTATTGAAGTATGAAAATCAACTACACCGTCGACCTAGTAAGTTTTTCTTTAGTAATCAATTTTTCCCTATTTTCTCTTCGACTGTTTATTGATGGACTAAGACATACGCATGCATCTATTTTACTTTATCAAGGAGTAAATATACTTAGCGTATCGAAACGTTTAGGACATAGCAGTTTAGAAACTACAATGTCTACTTATACAAAATAACCCCCTGTACCGCAAAGGATACAGGGGTTATTTGTACGTTCCTGACTAACTATTACACGTCTTCTGTTGTGTTTGTTATTGCAGGAAATCTTAATATAGAAGGTTTTCTATTTGTTTACATTTTGTTGAATTCGAATTTTTTTGGCACATAATTTGGCACAAGTACTTGTTTTCTATTATTCAGTATATTAAATTCCGCCTTCACAAAAAGAACATTCGTTCGTATACTCTTTTTGAGGTGAACTTTTATGCTGATGGAAGGAAAAACACAATTATGGTTTAAATTTGACCCTTCGAATAGATTTATCAAAGATTTTTATAAAGTATGGAATTCAGAAGTTTTCTTTTTAGCAATCGAAGATAGCTTATTAATCAATCTCTACTATTCTAATAAGGAACTATTTCAAAATTCCTGCTGCGAAAACTAGAATGAAGAAGGGTGTATACTTTTTGTTTGATATCGTGACTGACGTGCCGGACGCACGTAGCGATCATCGGCGTTATGACTATATAAAGTATACTTTCGTTGATCCAGAAAGATACAAAGATTAAATAAAAAAATAACAAACAAACTCGCTTGAAATTCATTAGGTGAGTTTGTTTATTATTTTTTCTGCTTCTCGATTCATCAGCGCCATATCTGTTTTCGTAATGGTTTCATTAGGAATATAGTCAGCACATTTTCTTTTCTCTAACATTCTATACCCACTATTATGTATTCCTAAGGTATTCAATTCCTTAACTGTTGAAAACAAATTCCAAACGGTTTGGTGGCTTCCTTTTCCGCTACTTCCATTATAAATAATATCATAATTTTCTTTCAAATACTCATCAGATTTTTTAAAAGCACTGTAGTATGCTCTTGAAACAGCAGTTCTTCTATAAGATTCTTTAGAATTATATTTATCATCTGATTCAATTTGTTTGGAAATAGATAAATATTCATTAAAGTCAAACATTTTATTCCCCCAAAGTTGCTACTACAGATTTCCCCATATATTTATAGTCAGATAATACATTATCGAGAGTATCCAAAACATCGTAATCTGAGGAAAACAATTCAGATGTTGTTTTGATAACAAAGAAATACAAGTTTAAATCTTCATCATATTTTATATTGATTTCAGCTTTTCTTTTTAAAACCGTATTTATCACATCAAAAATTTTGCCATCATTACTTGAAATTGTGTTAATCTCATTTTTTGTAGTAATTACAAGTTGATTATCATTTTTAGTTTTCGGAGTAGAACTTGCATCCACAACAACTGGAGATGCTAGAATTACCGATGCGCAAGCAAAAATCGCAGCAAAATTTATTAAGCTACCACTCCGATGTGTATTTGATGGTACTATATCAAGCATCCGTATCGTCTCCTTAATTTTTTTCCACTGGTTTGTTGACCTTGATATCAAAGATTTGCCTTCCAATCTCAGTTCCATTAAATTTAACAACAGCATAATGCTCTCCTGCTTCTTCAACCAAGACATTTCTGGCGTTTATATTAAAGTTTATATCGTTAACTTGAGGAGGCAAGCTTACCGATACTTCACCCGTAGAAAAAATTTGTTTTTCATTCTTGTTTAAAACTTCAATTTCTACTATTTTTATCTTTTCTGTATCCTCTATCTCAGACACCACAGCTGTTACAGAAAATGATAAAGCAGTAGGAATTAAAGGCGCATTAATAGAAAGAGCTGGATTAATTACTTTATTAATAACATTAGTGCCAAATTGCTGACTTTCTACATCTTCTGAAATTATTAATTGTACTCTATAAGACATTGATTTCTCCTAATTTTTACATTTATTTAATAAATTTATGTTTCACTTTTGCTAGTCAATTTAGTTTAACAATAGTAACAAAGCTTTGTCAACGGAAATATTAGCTAATTTTGTAAGCATATTTATAAGTATATTTGTAAGCATATCTGACATTTAATCAGTAGTAAAAGTGCCTCTATATAAGGAACAAACTGTTTTTTTACTATCTAAATTCGTATACAGTTTTACTAACAAATTAGCTAACAATATTAGCAACTATATCAACAACTATATGTACTTCCCCTCAAAAATGATGTGCACCCCAAAAGTTAGACTAGAAATCTAATTAAAAGGGGTGCTTTTTTTGCGGAAATATACATTTGTTTTTAAGAAAAAAGTAGTTTCAGACTATTTAAATAACGAAGGCGGCTACAAATATCTTGCACATAAATATCAAATAAATCGTACACTGGTTAGACATTGGGTAAGGATTTATAACTATCATGGTTGGGAAGGCTTGGTTGGAGGTGGCAAAAGCTACACTACAAAATTTAAACTTGATGTTATAGAATATATGGAAACAAATGGTCTTTCTATCCAAGAAACTGCTAAAAAATTTAATATCGGTTCAAATAGAACTCTAAGTAAATGGATAGAGCAATATGAAGAAGGCGGTGCTTCTTCACTTGAGAGCCAAAAAAGGGGCAGAAAAATTAGTATGAATTCCAAGCTAAACATTCCTAAAAAACTTAAAGATGAGTCTCTTGAAGAAGAAGTTATTCGTTTAAGAGCAGAGAACGCATATTTAAAAAAGTGGAATGGCAACACTTTTTTTGACAAAAATTATAAGGTGTTGTGAATGCTGCGGTGTTATGGCTACGATTGCCCTTGACAATGAGCATCCTCGGATCTGATTTTCTCCGGCAGAAGCACAATCATTCAATTACGCTGCCTCTCCAGAGGTATCAGATCCGCGCTCATTATCAAGGATTCGCTTCGCCAATCTCTGTTGTCGAATTTGGATCGGTGTTTCATACGCCAACGTGCCATGTAAGCGTAGATAGTTCCACCAATGCACATAATCAAACAATTCTAGACGTAGCTGTGCCAGTGTCTCAAATTGGTATTGATGCACGAATTCTACTTTGACAGATTTATAGGTTGATTCCACAACGGCATTATCATACGGACAACCCTTCCTACTCAATGAACGAGTAATTCCAAAACCATTCAGAATCTCATGAATGGTTTGGTTATCAAATTCCTTTCCCCGGTCTGTATGAAAAAGCTTGACGTCTGTTAAAGAATACGGTATCCGTCCAAAGGCTTCTTTTACCAATGAGGCATCTTTCTTCTCACCACAGGAATAACCAATAATTTCTCGATTAAACAAATCAAGTATTAAGCAGATATAATGCCACTTTTTCCCCACGCGAACATAAGTAAGATCCGTAACGATGGCTTCCAATGGCTGTTCTTGTGTAAAGGTCCGATCTAATACATTCGCTGTTTTCGCTTCATTACAAGCTGTTCGTTGCCCTTTAAAATGAGCGATCGTATAGGTAGATGTCAATCCGCGGCGTTTCATGATTCGACCGATTCGGCGCCGACTGAGTTGAAGCCCACGCTTTGCTAAACACTTCTTCAATTTTCGGGTACCGTAAGCCTTTCGGTTTCGAATAAACTCTTCCTGAACGATCTCTTCTAAGTCGGACTCATTTTCGATCGGTTTCGCTTGATAATAGTAGGTTTGACGAGAAATATTTAGAATTTTGCACATCGCTGATATGGAATATTTATGCTTGTTGGCATCAATTACTTGTCTTTTCGTCCGAATATCAGCGCCGCTTGCTTTAAAATATCATTCTCCATTTCGAGTTGCTTATTTTTCTTTCTTAGTGCGATCAATTCTGCTTGTTCTGGTGTTAAGTTGTCTCTTTCTTTGAATGAGCCCGTTGATTGTGCTTGCTTCATCCATTTATCGAAAGAAGAAGGCGTAAGCTCATACTCTCGAATAATTTCTGCGCGAGGCTTACCAGCGAGATAGAGATCGACGATTTGTTGTTTGAATTCTTTTGAATAGGTTCTTCGTTGACGTCTTGACATGAAAAATCCTCCAGTGTGTTTTTTATTATTCTACACACCTTATTTTTTCTGTCTAGTCTAGTGTAGCCGATTCATGACTGACGTGCCGGACGCACGTAGCGATCATCGGCGTTATGACTATATAAAGTATACTTTCGTTGATCCAGAAAGGTATAAAGATTAAAGTAGGCTACCTAAAAAGGTAGCCCGGAACGAATTTTATCACCATACTTGTGAAAGGAGATATTTTTTAAGTTAGTATTAAGATTGTGTAATATGATGATATCTATATTTTATAGTATCAGTGCTATAAAATCAAAAATAAGTCACTAATTAACTACCACTCCAATTGTAAGCCTTTTTTCTCACTTTTTTTCAAAAATATGGTATGCTTTTTAATGGCTTCAAATATAAAAGAGTTTAAAGCGTAACACACTTATGGGGAAGTGGTTTGGGGTGCGCTTTAAACTCTTCTTTATTATTATCTCACAATTTAACCCAAATGTCTTTCTATTTAAAAATCAAAGTAAAACTTTTCAAATATACAGAAGTATAACTATGTGAAACATCCTTTCATTAATCCATAAAAGGATACATAAAAAAGCCACTCATTTGAGTGGCAATGAAGAAAAGCTTTAGCTTGTATAATACTCTTCAAAAAAATTCTAACACAGAACGATTCAAATGGCTACGTTAATGTACCCTGTAGGACTCGAACCTACGACCGGACGGTTATGAGCCGTCTGCTCTGACCAACTGAGCTAAGGGTACTGGTTGTTGCCACATAAAGCCATAAACAATCAACCAGTAGAATGTGTGGCAACAAACCTGTTATCGCATAGCTTGGAGTGTGACTATTTATGGGTGATAGTGAAGATATGCGATAACATCACTATTTTATCGAATAATTTTTATAGTTGTCAATATAGTTATGTACTGCTCCTCAACGAGGAGCTATTTTTATCGTTTAGGAATATTTAAATACCAACGTTTGTCATGGAAATCTTGCGCACCGCCTTTAGTGTTTCCCTCTGGATCATTCGTTGCCCGCATCATTACATAGACTTTCTTACTAGGAAAATTACGCATATTGAAAGATACATGATAACCAACATTTCCAGAAGTATTATAAGCTTGGTTTACATCTGGTCTATAAATTCCATCAGCTCTTACTCGAGCTAATTCTTTCCCAGTATTGTAGTCCATAATGAAAATATACTCGTATTTATAGTTAGCAATGTGCCATCCAGCCACATGCAAGTTTGCGTTTTCGATTTCCCCAAACTGATCAATGTGGGCGTGATTTGTTCCATCTGTCAGCGTAGGATTAGCTGCACCAGCTCGTGTTGGATCAATGACAGGCTTGTTTTCAGAAGTTGTTGGATTTTCATCGGTAAATCCATGAGCTAAATCATATGCTAATTTTTCTTTACTTACGCCCATTTCAGAAAGATAACCGTAAGGATCTGTATGATCGCCCCAGATGTTTTGTGTTACCCATAAATGCGATTTGATTCCCGGTTGGTTATAAGGAGTGTCCAACGTTAATGGAATACCATATTTCATTGCTGAATCTCTAGCCAATTCAACGTATGCCTTGTAGTTTTTCTCAAACGTTGCTTTATCATGTGTGTGTTGTAACTCAATCTGCACAGGACTGTTGGCATTAGCATACGAACCAGCACCGTACTGTACATAACCAGGTTGACCGACTTGATAAACAATTCCGCCGTCTCCCACAATATAAGCAGTATAAGCGCTAGTCCATGAACGTTGCATATACTGCGCTTCATTGCGTCCTGTTGCTGTTTCATTAGCCGTTTCATGCAGTAAAATATACTGATTATTTGCTACTTGTGAGCTACCTTCATTTGCGCCCAAATTAAATTCATTGTTGATAGTATAGGCAAATCCGTTAATTGGCAATAAAAAAAGAGCCGTTAACAGGCTCATCGCAGTAATAGTAATTTTCTTTTTCATTTGTTTCCTCCTTCTTCGCTTTCAGCCGAGAACATTTTGTAGGTTCGATTTGATACACCCAACACACTCCCTAAAAACGCGCCAAAACCAGTAATGATGACAACACAGATATCTGTGTACTGCCAATTGAGCGCTTTACCAACTAACCCCACGAAAGTAGCTAGTGCGGGAATAATTACCAGTGCGAACCATTTTAGTACTTCGAACGTTTTATTATTCATTTTCTTCTCTCCCTAAACAAAGTTTTGATTTGTTGCGTGTGTTCCACCAATTTTTCTGTATGTGTATCTAATCTTTCATCGTGTTTCTTTAGTTCTTCATGAATCATCAATCGATCTGATTTGCTCGATTCTAAATCTTTAGTCAGCAAATCTAAATTGTGACTTACTTTTGAAAGAGTCTCAGTAATCTTCGAGAAAGATGCAGTAATTGGTTTTATTACTAATAAAATCAAAGAAACGATAGCGGTTATTGATCCTGCTATCGCTCCCCATTCCCCTAAATTAATCATGTGACAACTCCTTGAATCAAAATAAAAAGCACATCAATTAAGATGCGCTCTCTTCTTTGCTAATGATTTTATCTGCTTCTTCGTCTGTAATGCACAATGGCACAAACTCACGAACCTGTTCTTCTGTAAAACAGCCCCAGTCAAACATCATTTTCACATCGCTAAAACTAAACATACTACTCACCTCCTTCTGATTCTGGATTTAATTGCTTTTTAATTTCTGCAATATCCTTGCTGTTTTGAAGCGAAGCAAGCATTGTCTTTGAATTGATTTGTGCTAAACTGTCAGCTTTTTCTTTCAATGCAGTATTTTCCTGTTTAATTGCTACGTCATTTAGCATGAGTTTGGCGTTGAGCTGTTTTAGGTTGTCGTTTTCATGTTCCAGAGCCTCGTACATCGCTTTGAGATTGTTTAAATCGTTGTGATCTAGTGCGTTCGCTAAAACAATCCATTGGTTCAATTTAGGATCAAACATCTGATCAGCAATCGTTAGCGGTTCGCCATCAGCACGAATCCCTTCAAGCGGTGGCTGATCCGTGTAAGGAACGGATACAAGCATGTCGTCCAATACTTTTCCTGCGTACTCTCCACCAGTACGTCCGTATTTCCAAATGTTTTTCATTTATTTCACTCCTACCCAATAATTACCGTGGAATGTAAACCATTCATTTGCGGCAAATTCGCTATTCGTCATAATTTTTCCTAAGTCTTTTTGCACGTACATCGCTTTTGATACACTATTTGTTCCTGACTGACCTGTAAGCATGCCATGAACAATTCTTGCAATAAATTCATCTGGGACTTCATCATCAAGTGGTACACCAAAAGCATAAGCTTTTTTGAACTTTACTGTACCATTTACAATAACTTCTTTTCCGTGTTTAATAAATGTTACATACCCATCGATAAACGATTGACTGTTGTCTTTAGTTAATGTATAAACAGTGCAATCATTTTCACTGATCACTTTATCTCCTGCTATTTGAATACCATCGGCAAAGTTTTTCAAACCTTCAACTCTCTGAGGATCATACACATTAACAGCATCATTCAAGCCTTTTTCAGTATATTCAGGTGTGACATCCCAACTGTAATCATTGGGATTGTTACTGTCTTTCAAGCCTTCACCAAAGTATTTAAACTGACTAATATTCGGGGTTCGTGTGTCGCCTTTTTCGATCTTGAGCCAGTCAATTTGACATGCACCTGTTGTTGATTGGGGATACTGGATAATAGTTAACCGTTTGGGGTAGTTAACTCCAACCTTCTGCGGTGTAAAAGTCAGACCCCATGTATCAACTAACCCTTCTACTGGCTCTAAGTTACCATATCTATAATCTCCACTATCCTCGTTGTAAACAATGAACGTTTGGATAGGTGGTTTGGTTGCCTTCATGGTAATTGTATAGGTTTGACCTAAAACAAATTCTTCTTCCATGTTAGCTTGGTATAGGCTGTAGGCGCTAGATTTGATTGGAAACGTAACAGACTTATTAGCAATATTCTCACCCAAAGGCGCTTTACCTAGCCAGTAAGGGTCATCAAGTAAGTTTGGCTGATATGGGGTGGCTGTTGAGCCTTCTTCAATCTTAATTTTTCTTAGTCTAACTTTACCGGTCGGTTTAAGTGTTCGGATGTCTCTAAACAAAGGGTACCATTCATTTGGTACGTCAGAGGTGTATTTTACCGTTCGCGTTCCGATAAGCGTCTGCCACGTATTCAATTCATTTTTAGGTACTGTCTCTGTCTGTAAAACAACAACCCCGCCTGGCAAATATGCGTGTTGCAGACGTATTCCTGAAGGGTCGCCAGTGAACCCATCTTCTAACATAATTTCACAACTAATCGTATATTGTTTCCCTTCTGCTACCGGCACTTGCGCTTTGCTAGCGTACTTCGATAGTTGATTTGTGCCATCTAAGGTAAACACAATCTCATCATTATCATCCGCGACTGTTGCGCCAGTACCTAAAGAAAAACTTGAAGCATTAAGTTTAGCGCTAAGGTTCGGATTCCCCGAATAATCATATTCCCCGAAATCGATGCTGTTACTGTACATCACTTGTAAGTTACCTAACTTAGAAATTTCTTCTTTCAGAGCATCTAACTTGTCTTGTAGCGTTTTAGCTTGACCAGTTAAATCAGTAATCTGTTGATTTAAGCTATCCACTCTACCTTTGATTTCAGCCATAAAAGCATCAAAAGTTTCGTTGTACTTTCGAATCAACTCTTCTAATTGCGAAACATATTCATCGGCTTGGCCTTGCGAAATGTCAGACACTCCTAGTGAGAAAAAAATGATATCTTGCGTTGTTAAAATTTGATTGTCTTTTCTATATTCTACGTAGCAGTGTTTATAATATCCTGCTTCACTCATAAATGTGCCATCAAGAGAAAACGTGACTTCTTCACTAGTTACACTAGTTGCAACATTATCTACGTAACGGTTAGATGGTGTTGTTCCTTTTAAAGTAAATGTTCCGCCACTCGTATCCATCTGCAAGCCATTTAGAAACGGTTTAACCGTCACCGTAATCCCTTTATCACCTTGACGAGCCATAATAGCTTTGGTGTAGTTTAATTCTTTGCTGAAATCTAAAGCCAAATTATATAAACTGCTAGCCATTTATATACCTCCTTGTCTTCGTTTTAAAAACGTTTTTGGTCAAGCACTGTGCTATCATATGCTGTATCCTCTTTTAATCTAATATCTTCATACCCTAGACGGTGTGCCACTAAATTCCATCTAACTAATACGTTTGGCTTACTAGTTTCAATGATGAAATGGTCAATATCTTCATGAGTAACAGCACACAAAACTAGTTCTGTAGGTGTCACATGTGTCATATACCGACTTAGATTTACTGTTTCAGCAAACATGGGGTCAATATCAACACGAACTTTACCATCGTCACCTGTAACGGCTTCCCCATAATCAGCGAAATAATATTCTGGAGTTTCATAAGCGTTCAATAGTCGTTGTCCATAATGTTCTGTTGGTACAGTTGAGTTTTTAGTACCTCTAACAGTAAAATCTTTATATACTTGTACCGTTGATTGTTCAAACCTAGCAAGTTTCCCATCTTCCCATGAACCAAAAAAACAACCTGGTAACGTTAGCATACCATCACTAGTAAATTTCATAGTCCTACCAGCTACCTTAAATTCCCATGAGTTACCCGCACTACCATTAATGCTTAAAGAACTACCGTCGCCAGAAGTTACATAACTAGCATTGCTATACCTGAAATTGGGCGCACCAAAAGATAGAAACGGTCTGTTATTACCATTATCCCACGTACTAAAAACCAAGTTACCCTGTGGATTTCTAATCATGAAACCACCACCAGTTTTCATGGTGTATGATACAATACCGGCATCAGCACTTACATAATCACGTGCTTCTAGCTCCATAATATCTTTGTTAACTTTTTTTGAGTACCAAGTCATTTTGCCATTAGCAATACTTGTTCTATAATCAGCACCATCACTAATTAATGTAGTACCTCTAATAGTAATTCCTACTATTTCACCAGCCGTAATAAACGAGGCATTGAATCCGCCATCTAACGTCCATGCCGTTTCATATGTTCCATTAATGCCAGTTTTAGAAAAACCAATACCAGCATTGTTGATTTGTAAAACATTCCTTGCGGTATTCTTATCTGGTGTGTCCATAATCAAAATACGACTAGGCGCTTCTTTAGGATCTAATAAAACATAACCACCATTTTGACCAGTAATCATATCAGTTTGATGATCTACAATATCATTGAGTAAATCACTGATTTCGCCACCGTTTTTCAATTGATCAATGGCATCATTAATCAAATTGCTGACATTATTCTCTGTGTTTTCTAAGAAGTTTGTTTTGACGTTTCCTACAACTAATTTATCGTATGAATTGGTTAGAACATTAAACGTATATTCCACAATTCTCGCTGACATATTCACTTTTAACTGTGGATGATACACATCTACTCCGTCACCCATCGAAACTTTTTCTAGATCAACAAATTTTTCATAGCCTCTTTGATGCCTCAATGGTACTAATTCAATCGAACCACTCACTTGTGGTTTTTGTTTATCTATGTTTGTTTTCAACCAGTCTTTAGCAGCTTCCCTTAATGTGGCTACATCAGTCGCTTTGTCTTTAAAATCAACAAAAGAAACATATCCAGCAGGATAATCATCCACGTAATCCGTGAAAATAACTTCTTCTGGTAGAGTGATCTCGTCTTCTCCTTCTGAAGAGCTGCTAATGAATGGATAAACTCCAACTAAAACACTTTGAGCATCAATCTCTAAGTCAAGACCAGTTAAGTTTTTAGTATAAATCGCTTTGATTTTATGATCCGTGCCTAGCCTTTTTTCATGACGTAATGTGTTATTATCTTTTAGAAATTCCCCATGAAATCGATCTAGAATAGATCCCTCTTTTCCACCAAAGAATTCTAAAAAATTCGCCTTTTCTATCTTCACATTAGCAAGCGTATCTACTAATGACGAGAAAGAAAACTGTGAAGGAATAACTGGTTTCGCTAAAGTTTTTGCGTTTTGCCATGCCTGACTAGCAGTGATCTTTTCTGTTCCACTGTCATATTTATTCAACACCGATTTTCTTATATCATTGAAAATAGGTTCAGCTTTTACTTCTATCGTATTGCCTATTACAGAAGTCTTTGCATAATAAATCCGTAGACGCTGTTTTGCTCGATTTTCATCTACATAACACTGAATAATACGTCCTTCTACAATCAAATCTGCATTAGTTCCGCTTATTGGATAAGTACCCTGAAATATCTCGGCTCCGTTTAATTTATTGCTAACAGTAGCTGTTAACCAGTCTGACAAAGCGCCTAAACCTTGCGTATCATATAAATGTTCAGCTAAATTATTCGCGTCGTTTTTATCGTAAATAGTTATTAAATTATCGATCATCTATTTCACCTACCTTAACCCATTACGATAAATTTGTATTTTGCTCAAACCAGTACAATTAAAATAATTAATATCCACTTGCAATGTCGGATATTGCATGGTCTTCATTTTGTTGGACCGATCTAAAATATCTCCGTCCGATTGCTCTTCGTAGCAAAGCATCAAATCACTATCAATGACTACGTCAGTTCCTACTACTAAGCCTTCAAAACTAAACACATAATCATTTAAGATGAACTGGCATGAAGTAGCTGAAGGAGTGATGATAATCTTTGGAAAACTTTCTTCTAAACTATTATTCAGCAAGTTAAATGACTGTGGTTTATCTACGGTTATAGGTACATCTTCTTGAACTCTTGCGAATGGTTTCGCAGTAATATTTACATCGAACTCTCCCCATTCAACAATATCGTTTTCTGCATCCCCAATATCGATAGTCTGGATAACATAATAGACGTTGGGATCATCAGAGAATTCTAATTTCTTTGCATAATTTAACCAATGACGCATGATATAAAACGATTGCTTGAACGCTTGATGGTCTTCCACATCCTCTAAATAGTTATAGTGCAATGTAAACGACATGTCTTCAAACGAGTAATCTTGTACTAAGCCACCTAACCTTCCTAAAACAGAAGTTTCAACTCTCTGTCTTTTTGGAGAAGGTATGGTTGGTCTTTCAGCTAAAGCCAATTTATGCAAATAATCAGGAAATCCATCGATTATAGAATGTATACAATCAGTCATTTTTTCACATCCTTTTTAATACTAAAAAAACAGGAGAAATACTCTCCTGTTTAACGCCATGCCGAAGCATTATCATTTTGAACTTTTGTAATGCTATCAATGATTTGTTGAGTTGTTTGCTTCATAGTAACCTCATCTGCGTTACCATCAATTGTGAAATTGAATTCGTAGTTATTCACAGGTTGAATCGTTTGTGCCCTAGATGAAACTGATGTGCTACTCAAGATACGATCACCAATTTCTTGCAGCACAGATCTTTTCAAAGGTAAAACTGCTTCAGGTCCTGCTTCGCCGACACCGATAATATTCGGAGAATTAAACACACTACCTTTCGCATACCAATCAACACCCAACGTTGGGATTTTCCCCTTCAATGGATTGAATTCTCCGCTCAATTTAAAATGTGGTAACGGAATATGTGGTATAGAAATATTCAAATTATCAAAGATACTACTGATTTTATCTCTGATCCAATCAATTGGAGCGCTAACAGTCTTTTTGATACCTTCCCAAATGTTAGCAATTGTACTTTTAACATTATTGAATATGTCGGAAACAATACCTGTTAGATTGGACCAACCGCTTGAAATTGCATTTTTTCCATCGTTTACTTTAGAGCTAATAGTGCTTGTAATTCCATTCCAAAGATTCAAAGCAGTGTTTTTGATACCGTTCCAAATTCCGCTGATCCACGAAGATATACTATTCCAAACACTTTGAATGGCACTTTTAGCTGCGTTTATAGCATTGCTTATACTACTAGTCACGCTATTCCAGATATTTGATGCTGTAGAGCTGATTGAATTCCAAATTCCACCTAACCAACTAGATACAGTTGACCAAATATTTTGAATTACTGTAGCAGCTGCTTGTACCAAGCTAGTGATTGTATTCTTGATACTGTTCCAAATACTAGAAGCTGTTGCACTAATTGAATTCCAAATATTTGAAGCCGTAGTACTAATAGCTGTCCATATACCATTCCACCATGCCACTACTGGATCAAATATAGTATGGAATGTAGTTACAATTCCATTCCAAGCGATGCTTACCCATTGTGTCATAGTATCCCAAGTGTTTTTAAGGAAATCAGAAATAGGTGTCCAAACAGCTTGCCAAGCTGCGCCTAATAACTGTCCAGCTACATCAAAAATACCCACGATAATATTAATACCGGCTTGAATCAATGACGTTATTAAGGTCCATGGTATTTGAACAATTCCTACAATGTCTGCCCAAATAATCGACCATACTTCTTTGACTCCGTTCCAAATATTTGAAACCCAATCAACGAATGCTTGCCAAGTCTCTTGGACTCCTTGCCAGATGTTGGAAGCTCCTTCAACTAATCCGCTCCATAGCTCTCCAAACCAATCAGAAACTCCTTGCCAAATATCTTGAACCCAATCTACAAATCCAGACCAGGTTTCTTTAACTCCATCCCAAACTGATGAGGCACCTTCTTTTATACTTTCCCAAGTACCACCCAACCAATCAGTGAATTTACTCCATATTCCCTTAAACCAGTCAGTAATTGCGCCCCAGTTTTTTATAATTGCTATAACTCCAGCAATAACAGTAATAACTGCTCCTATTATTAATGTAGTAGGACCACCTAGAGCCATGAAGCCAACTATTATTGGCATTAATAAAGTAAATGCAGCAGTCAATCCGCCAATCGCTACGGCATAATCCTGTACTGGTTGTGGAAGATTATTAAACGCATCAGCCATCTTTCCTAGAAAATCAATTACTGGTTCGAGTGCATCTATGATTGTGTTGCCTATAGGAGCTAATGAATCCTTTAATTCAGCTATTTTTCCGTTTAATTCTTGTAACGGAGTAGTAGAATCTTCATTCATTTTTTGTGCAGATCCACTAACATCATCAAATGTATGGTTAACATCAGTCAAAGATTGGACAACTTTCATCGCGTTATCTTCGCCAAGTGCAGACCAAATTGTAGAAGCTTTATTTAATTGGTCGTATTGACCATCCATATTGCTAAAATCTTGAATCATGGAATTAATAACGTCTTTTTGTGTTCCTCCGCCATTTTTCCACTCTTCAAAAGCTTTTCTAGTACTTTCACTAAACATATCCATGTTTTGCTCAAATCGACCATCTGTTAACGATATTCCCATTTCCTTAACTAAGTCATTGACTTTATCAAGGTTATAAGCACCCGCATCTAAACCATTTTGAAGCATTCCGAACGTTTCATCAGCTGAATATCCCATTTGACTCCATAATTGGCTATATTCTGCCATATTGTCGCCTAATTCGTGCGTTTTATCTAAACCGTTTTGAGTACCCGAAACCATTAAATCCATTGCATCTTGAGCGCTCAAGCCGAAATTGACCATTAAGCCATTTACACCACGTAACGTTTCATCCATATCAGCGCCCATGGTGTTTTCTAGGACCATAGCTTGTTCCGTGATATTTTGTAAATCTTGATTATTTAAATCGCCTAAATTACGCTTTACCAAAATCAATGCATCTGTGGACTGATCTAACGATTCTCCAAAACCTTTATAATAAATGTCTCTGGCTACATTCGTTAATTCTTCAGCCTCTTGTTTAGTCAAACCAAAATTAGCTTGTATTTTACTCTGGGAACTACCTACACTATTAGCAGAGTCCACTGCTTGTTTCCCTAATTCTGTAAGCTTATCGCCAATGTCGCTTAAAACGTCAGAAGCTTCCATTAGATTATTCATATCTATTTTGCTTCCGATATCGTCCAAGTTAGTTGTATCTACATTTTTAGCAGCTTGTCCTAACTCTTCAAATTCACGTTCAGCATCATTAAGCTTCGCCTCCATCTGCATTGCTTCTGTGGATGTAGCGCCAAACTCAGACTGTGTAGCTTCTAACTGTCGTCTCAGGATATCTATCGTTTTCTCTGCATTTTCAGATTGTTGAGAAACATATTCTTGGGCTTTCGCTAATTTCTCGGATTCAGAAGCTGATTGACCAGCAGTTGCTTGCCATTTTTTGTATTCGGATTCAATCAGAGAAGCACTAGCTTGAACATTTTTTTGTTCACTATCCAACTGTTGCATTGTAGACTCGTACGTCTGTATTTCGCCTTTTGCTTGAGCTAGTGCATTACTCGTTTTATCAATTTCGTTTGACAAACGTTGTTGCGCTGTTTGTTGGTTAATCAGTTCTCTCTCAAGTTTCTGAACTTCGGTGGAATTTTCTCCATAATATTTTTTGGCATTGGCTAAACGTTGGCTAGTTACTTCAACTTTTTGACTTTGTAATTCATACTGCTTTTCTAAAGAAGATAATTTACTTCCTAACTTGTCTGATTCAGAACCAGTCTGTTGTAATTGAGCTTGTTCTAGTTTTAATTCTGCTCTATTTTTAGTTAATTCAGCACTGATTTCTTTTAACGTAGATTTCAATCCGTCATCGTTAGCTATGAATGTTACTTCTGCTTCTGTTCTCTTTTTAGCCATTTTTTACCTCCTTTCTTTAGTTTTTCTGGGATTGGTTTATTGCATAGTTTTTCCATCCTTCATAAGCACTCTTGTTGTAAGCCATTTGCAAAATGTCATCTAAACAGATATCGCTTAAAACCAAATCTGAAGGCATAGAAAAAACGTCGGTCAACATCGAATAGACATCGACCCACGTTTCAACTAAGAGCTTTGGCATTTTTACTTTTGAAGCTTTTTTTCCTTATTTGCTTTTTCAAATTCTTTTTGATAAGCATCGCGTGCTTGTTTGAACATCATCAATTGATAAATATAGCTGGCAGTAGCCATATCAAAATCCCATTTATCGATAAATTCATCGAATGAAATATAATCAGTCATGTTCGCTTGGCGGTAAGCAATATACACAGCCTTTGCACCTTGAATAACAGAAATATCCATGGATCCTTTTCCCACAGTCATTTTTGCAAACTCGTCTGTGTTAAAATCTCTATTGATCATCAATAATTTCTTGATATTCAGTTTAGGTTCTAAATTCAAAATTGTTCCATCGTTTAGTTCAATTTTTGAGTAATCTTCGTTCATTTCGCTACCTCCGTTTTTTTTACTGTGATTGAGTGGCCGTAGTTGTCACAACTGAAGTTTTTTTAATCACATCAGCAGATAGATTCGTCATCCATTGATCTGTTAAGTCTTCTTCAAGTTCTGCAACAATTGCTTCATGATAAAATTTACCAAATTCATCTTGCATAACTTTTGTTTCTAGTTCTAACGCAGCTACTTCATCCGCACCATTTTCAATAGAGAATGTTAATCCTGTATTCGAAGTGCATGCTAACATACCAATCAGCTTATTTTTTTCTTCGAAATCATCCACGATCTCTGCAGCAAGAGAGAAATCTTCCCCTACGGAATCAGGACCATAAGAGTAAATTCCCGATTTAATACGTTCATCTTGTTTCAACCCATTGAAGCGTCGATAAACTTCCATCGGTACATGTGCAGTAATTGTTACCGTCATATTGATTGGTTTAGATTTCGATTTTACTTCTGTTGAACCGCATTTTTTTACAATTCTCTGCATTTCTGTTTCGCCATCTAATTGTCCATTACAATCAGTTGAAATTGCATTTGTTGCATTCTTAAAATTAAAAGAAATTCTTTTAATACTTATATTGTCAAAAGTTGTTACTGTTGTTGTTTTAGCCATTGTTGTTCCTCCTATTTATTTAATTTATCGAATTGACGAATCAGAAGTTCTGTAATTGGATCAAGTGCAAGACCTAATCCTCTTCTCATAAATTCGTCCGGCTGATTTCTTTTAGAAGTACCTATCCCCAAATCAGGATATTTTAAATACTCAAATTTTCTTGTAGGTCTAATGATGAAACCCAAATTAATGTATTGAGTCTTAAGTGGACGACTATTTTTTGCGTGTTGGTGCCCTCTTCTTAAATCTGCTTCAGAAACAGGAATTTTTTCTGTAATCCTATCCACTGCAATAGCCGAACCTTTTGATTTCAATGCTTCGTTAATCAGTCGTTCGCTCTCGCTTGAATAGCGTTCCATCCGCACAAGAAGTTCATCATGTCCATTTATTTTTAGCTCCCAACTATTTTTAGCCATGACAATCACTCTTCAATAATCGTCTAAACGTAAATACCAATTGATCGATATAGCGATCTTGGTTCTCTAGTTTTAAATGATTGGGATCCATTCTCTGAAAACGAATCGAACGATTTTGAATCAATGAAATAATATCTAGTGAATCTCCTGTTAAATCTTCTCTATTTTCTGAATAGAAAGTTAGATATAGATTTTGACCCACGCTATATTTTGGCTCAGTGATCATTTCTATTTCTCCTGTTTCGAGAATGAAGTAATTAAAATCATCAGGTAGCTCATCCTCGCCTACGGAGTCTTGAAAGAGTTTGAGGCCAAAATGCTCTTCTAAGGAAGTTTTGATAGCAGAAATTTGCTTATTTAAACGTTCTTTTTCTTTAGAATTATCAATCACCATATTCACCCACACTTTCAAGATAAAAATAGATATAAAAATTATCGTAATCGGCATAGATAACGTTGTAACGCATACTATCGATTACGATAAAATATTGATCTTTATTAAATTTCTTGGCGATTGGATGAAATGGAGTCTTTACTTTCTTAGTTAATTTCGATCCCATCGCATCCATAGCTGTTATATCACTATCTCTCATGGAAAGATTTCTAAATTTTAAAGAAGTGATTTCTGTATCTTCTACACCAATCTTTTTTCCTAGTTCATTTCTTTTGGTAGTTTGCGTCAAAATCTTTAACCAACCATCGTTGAATGTTTCTTCGAGTCTACGATTATTCGCCATTCACATCACCTGCAATATATTCTTGTAGCGCATAATGTTGAATGAAACCTAATAACTCACTAGCGAAATTTTGTTCAAACTCATCTAAAGCACGATTCCAGTCGTATCTACATCTTTCGATTAGCAATCCGTATTCTAAGCTTTCAGGAGAAAAAGAAAGTGTTGTACTCACTTTACTTTGAAGATAAACAGCATTTTTAGCTATCATCTTTTTAATTGACTCATCTTCTTCGTTCCAGGTAACGTAAATATTATCCTTCACAGCTATTAGCAATTCTTCAGTCACTTGTTCAGGCGTCATCTAACCACCGCCTTAATTGCTTTAACATATGCGTAAGAGCATTTTTTCTTGTTTACAAATGATAAATCTTCATCAAAAGGCGTAGAAGTCACGTATCTCCCTTTGAAAAATAAATCTTCATCGTTTGTTGTTACTCCAGCATTGTGTAAGATTTTTACTTCTTTAACTTTTTCTATTGGATCAGTAGCAAAACAAAAGTCTAATTCCTCGTGAACTTTAGGACCAATATTGAAATACATCATGTTCCAAAGCTGTGCCCACATCTCGGCTGTCCAGATTTTTATATTTGTTTTTTGCCCTCTAAGGTAGCGATATAGCCGATTAGAATCCAGATAAACCTTTTTCCAATAATTCGCTTTAGGGCGGTTAATAACCCACTGTGCGCCTCCTGAATTAGTGTTTATAGTTTCCAAAGATTCTACTGTAACATTTACAATGTTTGCCATATCTTTTAGAATATTTTCTCCGTTTTCACAGCTTCTAATATAATCAAGACTTAGATAACTACAGCAGTCGCTACAATACCAAACATCATCTTTAGAAGGCAATTTGCGCAAATTAATTCTTTTATTGAAAATGACATCCGAATCGATATAGAAATATCGGTCGTCCTCACGCGAATGATCTTCTTCTAAATATTTCCACCATAAATATGGTTTAATCGAAGGAATATACTCTTTGTCGTCCCGCAGATCATCGTACACATGAACTTCAACACCATATTCCTTCTCAAAAAAAATAGGAATCTGATCATCGTGTCTGCTGAAAAGCAATACGATATCTTTGATTCCTAGTTTCTTCAGATTAGTTAAACAAACTTCAAGCTCCCATTTAAACCGATTGATTGCCGGCTGACAAAGAATATACTTCATTCTGATCACCTACGCTTGTGTTGTAGTTGTTGTGGTTGTTGGTTTTGTAGTTGTAGTAGTAGTTCCCAAAGCGCTAATATCTAATACAATGAAACTATCGTTACGTTTAGGTTGACCGTTTGCATATTGTTTAGCTAGATAAATGCGTTCGTCTTCAACAAAATGGTATTCATCTGAAGCTTCAATTTTTAGTGTAGATCCTACACCCATGAAGTAATCTGAGGCTACCCCAATAACTGCTTTTCCTTCTGGCACAGCCGTTGACTGCAAATCTGAAACTGGTACTGGCAATACTTGTACGTATTCTCCATTAGCAGTTAGTACAGTCTTAGCTGGGAATACTTTAGACCAGTAATCAGTTGGATTCACAATTAGGACCACATCAGAAGGATTCACATTACGATAAATCGGATCATTCACACCTTCGATATTGAATTTTGATAGTCGCGCCATCAAACCGCCCATAGTTACAGCATCTAAAGCTGTAATAGGTTCTGCTTTTTTTTCAGCATATTCTCCGCTAGTTTGTTTGCTCATGTCACGCATCATTCCGACTGGCATATCTTTACCAGTACCATCAACAATTGCTTGTTCTAATGCAATTCTCAATGATTCTACTAAAACAGTACGGACATAACGATCTAACCATACTGGACCTAAATCAAGCATTGCCTTACATACAGGAATATAACCTGATAGCTTGAACTGCTTCATGTTAATTACATCAAAGCCATTATCTAAAACTTTTTTAACAGCTTCGCAAAGTTTACCCCACCATGCTGGATTGACTCCACGTGACACAATCCATTCTGTTACACCAGTTGTGTTAACAAAAGTAATTTTTTGCAATAGTGGATGAGATTGTTCTAAATCTTCAAATACACGTTCAAATACAGTAGCTGGCACTAATTCTTCGACCCCTGCAAAACCTTCGTTTTTCACTACTTCGTTATAGAATTTTGTTTCTTGTGTAGTTAATACACGCTGACCACGGTTCATTAATACTAATTGATCTTGATTTTTTGCTGTTGCTTCTTCTAAAATTTTATCCTGAATTTCCTTAGATAAGCTTACCATAGCTGCGCTAAAAGATTCTTCGTTACCATCTTTAAAAGCTTTCATCAATTGGTCGCTTGCAGCTGTTACACCTTTTAAATTTTTAACTGTCATTATTTTACATCTCCTTGTCCAAATGTTTTATTTAATGCTGCTGTAAATGCAGCAATTTTTTCTGCTCTTTTTTCTTTAACGTCATTCAAAATTTCTTCAACGCTTTGTTCTTTTTTAGCTTCAGTACCTGAGCTATTTTCTGCATCGATAATTTCATCGACCAATCCATAACTCAAAGCTGTTTCTGCATCCATAAACGATTCTTTTTCAAGAAGTTCTTGCAATGCTTCATCTGTGCCATTGAATCGTGTTTTATATGAAGCCTTTACCGATTTATCAATTGATTCCAGTTGGTCAGCAATCGTACGGAAGTCATCGACATTTCCTTCTCCGTATGTGGAAGCGCGGTGAATCATCAATTGTGCATTGTTGTAGATTTTTATAGTATCGCCAGCCATTGCGATAATTGAAGCAGCACTAGCGGCTAAGCCGTTAATCACAACGTTAACTTTTGCTTTATTTGACTTAAGTAAGTTCCCAATAGCAATCCCTTGAAATACGTCTCCACCGTTTGAATTAATTACTACTTCAATTTCTTCTTGATCACCTAGACTATCCAAAATATTTTTGATTCCCTTGTCAGTATTCCCTTCAAAGAACCAACTAGAACCAATAAATCCCTGAATAAAAATTTGCGGTACTGCGCCTTCATTCTTTACTGCTAGAAATGTTTTCATTGTCGTCATTCGCCTCACCTCCTTTCGATACTTGTTGATTGTTTTTAGTTATAAATATTTCATCTGCCATCGCCTTATCAGAGCGATCATTTCCAACGCGCTCTCTTCCTTCGTTGATTGTAAATACTCCATTTCTAATGCCTACATCAATAGCGTCAACCAAATCTTTGAAGCTAGTAATCTTGATCATAGTTGTATCCACACGTACAAAATTCCCTGACAAGTATTCTTCTACTTCATAGAGACTAGCGTTAAACGCATCCTGAATAAGTTCAGCAATCGGTATGATTTCGAACATTAAAAAAGCGTCCACTTGATCCGATAACCCACTCATGTCTCCCTTTAGTAGGTTTTTCGGAACGTGAAACGCTGCTGCTGTCATCTCAAAGATGTCGTCTATTAAGTTTTTTATATCTCTTGAATTGCTTTGGAAGTTTCCGCTGAAATCTTCTAATGTGTACTCATTTTGTAATTGAAATACCGCACCTGCATTATCAGCTTCCATAAAAGCCTTAAATTGTGATGTCATCATTTTATTGATTTGATCTTGTGTTGTATTGTCTTGCGGTCGGAATAAATTCCCTTTCAGTACGTATCTACGAGCGTTAGAGCGCTTGTAAACATTCATGGCACTAGAAATGAGTTTCCCATACGCTTGATAATACGCATCGACTAGTTGCCTAATTTGTTGATCTGCGTATTTTATATAGATAACATCACTTTCTAGAAATTCTCTATCAAGGACTATGTTGTTAATTTGCACTTGAGAAAACACATCATCTTTCAATGCATATTCTGTGACATCCCAACTATCCGCAATAAATATTTCGCTAGAATTATTAGACGGAGAAACGATCAATACTTCATTGTAGAATATTAATCTCCTGATCAGTTTTTTTCTAAATTCTGTTGCATTATTTTTCTTATTAGGAGCTACATTCAGCCTATAGTAAAGATCATTCTTTTTATTTTTTCCATCTTCATATGACTTGAATTCCGCTTTACTCATCGCATTTGCAATCAAATCAATACAAGTTTCAATCGCAAATTTTCGATACACAAAATCAACTTGCAATTTACAAAAGTATTCTTCTAAAGGAACCGTTGCTTTTTTTGTGAAGTATCCTACCGCCTTTTGAAAAATCCCCACTTTCTCACCTCCTTTCAAGTTAGAATACTAGAGGAGTAAATCCAGTTCCTGTATTTTCTACTGAGCTATTTGTGACTGTTACAGGAGCAGAATCATAAATATCATCTAAAAAATTCAAACCATGAAGGAATGAAAAAAAGCCATCCGTTTTTCTAGTTTCAGGTTCTATTTTTTCATAGCGTATATTTCCATTAGAAATATGCTCTTCATATACATTCATGCAATACCAACGCATAATCGCATCGTCACCAAAAAATAAACGTTGATTAATAAAAAGGTCATCAACCAGATCTTTTAACATACCATGTGTAACAGATCCGCTTCGAACAATTTCCACAGTAAAACCTGCTTCTTCTAAAGCGGGCTTCAATATTTTTGCACGGTACATATCCATAGCGATTTTTTTAATATAATATTTATTACTCATTTCAAGAAACCAACCTACAATATAATCAGCTTCTATATTTTTTCCATGAACGATCTGTGATTTTCCTTGATCTATAGAAATATCTATAACCTCTCGTTTGATGTTTTGTAATCGAAGGGCTGATTCGTGGATAAAAGTATGTTGTGTAAAATAAACATCTTTATCGTATTTTCCTAGCAACCCAACGCTGGCAAAATCTCGTCTATCAGCAAAATCGACTGTTCCTATCACTTCATCCATTTTTTCAGGAAATTCTTTTTCTTTCGTATGCAGAACATCATCATATGAAGCAACAGCAAATCGTGTATCTTCCATAGGTCTGTTCATTCGTTTGGTCATGAACGTAAGTCTTAAACCAGCATTACGTTGCATTTGAGAGTATTCTTGAAACATTTTCCGTTTTAAATCTGCATTGTAATTAATAGTTGGACAAGCTTTTTCCCACATGTCGGGATCATCAACTTCATTATCGTTATCCAAGCGACAAATAAATGGAAACAAACTAGAAAATTCTGCTCCATCCTTGTCAATTCCAAGTTCTCCAGAAAGAATCATTTTTGATTCTTCTATAATGTCATCAAGCGGACCACCACGAACATGACCATTAGTTGTATCATAAAATTCTCTATAATCTCGAATTTTACCACCACCAGAAGTAGCCACATTTATCATTGAATAATCTTCATTTTCGTGAATTTCATCAAAGCGGTTTGCACCTGGTCGCTTCCCATCTTTTGTTCTAGCATTTGCCGTGTTATAACGAAGTTTGCTGTTTGTAGCGATATTTTGAATAACTTCCTTCGTAGCTTTAAATACTTTTTTATCTAAATCAGGATGATCTTTAATTACTTTAAATACATCATCAAAACTAGTCTTTGCTTGGCTTTCATTATTGGCATAGATATCAATATCATAATTTTTAATACCGTGTTTAGCGGTTAGTAGAAAGAAGTTGTTCCAAGAAGCAAAACCAGTTTTACCATTACCACGTCCCATTAATGAAAGATATCTATTGAACACTAGTGTTTTATCTTTTTTCCATCGAACACCATAAATAAAACATTGTAGAAATTTTTCCCACGGAATTAATTCGAATGGAAAGTATTGTGCTGGTATATTGATTGAATCCTCTACCATCTGCTTATCGAAGTAAATATCTTCTCTAGTAAAGACTCTTTCTTCTAGATAATTTTTTAGCAATAATTGCTCTTTGCATACCTTGATAGTGCCTTCTTCTATAGCTTTGAACCAATTTTCAATATGCTTATAACTCAGGAATTGATTCATTTGCTTCACCTACCAATTCAGGAGTAATGGCAAGTTTATCCAACATCAATCCCATTTGTTTGTTGACAGAAACAAGCAACGCTACTGATTCATTCTTTTTACCATTCTCCAGTCTAATGCCGTTCTCGGATATATCTTCTTCCAGTGATATCGCCGTTTCCCATAAACTGATATAACGATCAACATTATCTAAGAATGGCTCAATATTTGTTTTCTGACTTTCCAATTGGCTTATTAAAGAGCGGCGTAATTTTTCTCTGTAGCGATTTTGAGACAATTCGTTTTTAAACATTTTAGCCCTCCTTTCATGATAAAGTTCGAAAAAATCTCTTTTCCTGACAGCCCCCTCCGTTTCATCACCCCCAAAAAATTTGCGATTTATTTTAAGGGGGGGTTATCTCACCATCGGAATGAAAGCTTCAGCGAAGTCAATGTAATAATTAATCTCTTCAATACTATATCCAAAAACATTTTTTATTCTTTCGACGTTATTATCTTTATTCAACGCTTCTCTTACTTGATTCACTTTGTATTTACTACAACAGTTATCTGATAACAGATCCCTAATACCTACATAGCGAACGTATATCAAACGTTTAATTAATCCCTGAGTATAAGATGAATACTCTTCAATCTTTTCTGTATCATACTCTCTGCCATTATCATTGATGATCATGCACTTACCACCTTTCACTTGCATCGAAGTTAGCAAAGCTTTCTATCTTCTTCTCTTGTTTATCTAATGCTGTAAGATATCTGCCATGAACTTCATTATGATGTTCAACACATAAACAAATAAGATTATCTAAATCTAAAGCTAAGTCAGGTCTATCCTTGACTTCCTTTATATGATGAACGTTCTCTACTCTATGATACTTACCTAGTCTTCTACACTCTTGGCATTCATAGTGATCTCGTTTCATCGCTTTCTCTCTAAGCCTGCGCCATTTAGGAGACTGATAGAACTTAACCAAACGATCTTCTCTTGTCAACTGTAATAGCCATCTATAGAATTCCTCGGTCATGTTCCGTCTCCTTTCGCAATCTTATTTAATGCTTAGCTATTCTTTTGCCATACAATGGAATAACTTCATTGTTTTCCTTTCGTTTATATGTATCGCTCTTTATTGGTCTTCTATACTCATATACTTTTTCGCCATTACCTTTATGAACAGTGATTACTTCATACTTCTGTTCTAAGTATTGTGGTCTATACATTGTTGTTTCCTCCTTTGTGCAAAAATAAAAAGACCACTCAAAGAGTGATCTAATATGTAATAGTAACTTGCACGATGCACAAAACGCGTACGAAATTGCGCACCCCTATATTTTTAAACCGCCGATGCCTCGGTTGCTTAAAGTCGCTGGAGTGGGATTGCACCACTCACGAGAACTTACCAGGCTCTCACGAGGCTACTCGCCATTTACCGCTGCGTCTTCTACTTCCGCCACAGTGACCGAAGCTTGGTGGTGTACAGATAGCACACTTACTACATTGCCGTACGTAGCACCGTATAGCTTCTTAACGATCTTTTTTCGGTAGTCGTAACCGTCATAGGCATTTAATGTCGCTGGCAAGGAATCGAACCTTGCATGGTTGCCGAAGCATTGACCTAGCACACATGCTTAGCGTCTACCCTTTCCGCCACAGTGACACTATAAAATTATTCTTGGCTGCTACTATTTTTTATTTTGCCCATTTTTAAATCCAATCATATAGACATTAAGACAGAGCGCAAAAATTGAAATTATTAATGGAATCATTTCTCTTCACCCACCTTTAGTTATCGTGTGAATAATTAAAAAACAATAGACAGCAACAAAATAACATTGCTTTGATAATTTGGTATAAACCACTATAAATTTCTTTTCTTGCAATTATTTTTAATATATGCTAGATTATCAACCGATATAGTCACTGCCTGTACTAGCGGAAACTAGTGCAGGTTTTTTGTTCTATTTACTCAAAAGTTATTACGATAAATTAATATTGTGAAAATAAATACTAAGCGTATAATTTTATTTATCAGCGAGTGGTCCGCTGAAATATAAAACAAGGATGTGCAAGACAACATGTATAAACCCTACATGATTAGTTATGATCTTAATAACCCAGGGCAAAAGTATGATAAAGTATTTGAAATAATAAAAGAATTTGGGGCATATATAAAGCTACAAAAATCTTTTTGGTTAGTTAAAACTAATTTGAATCCAAATCAAATGTGTGAAAAATTAAATACAGTACTTGATAATAACGATTCCTTATTCATCTGTGAACTGCAAAAAAATTATCAAGGTAGAGCTACAGAGGAAAATTGGAAATTCATTAACGAACATATTTTCTCTTAGTAAGGATTAGATATTTTTTCTCTGTTTAAACAATTGCAAATACCGTCAATATCTGAATTAGAAACACTTACCTTTTGCTCCTTGCTACTACCAATAGCTTGGAGCAATTCTTGTATTTCTTCTGGAGTGCCTTCTACTGATAATTTCATTTTTCTTCCCTCCAATACATAAATTAATAGACAGCAGCAGTTGAAAGACGACAAGAACATGTTTAGTTTTGTGAGTGCTGCTGTCTAATCAAAATAAACAGCAACCGATGAAGAATTTAGGAGGAGTTGAATTCACATCCTTTTCTTCATAATTAGTTGCTGTCTATCTAAGAAGAAGTTTAAAACGATGAGGGAGATTGCCTCCCTTCGTTTATTTTGTCGATCCTGTTTCCTAATCTTTCGACACTACCATAATAACACTGGTAAATGTCTAAAAACCGCCATCATTCCGCCAAAAAACCGCCAAATTATTTATAAGCAATTATTTTTCCGTGTTTATATGCTTCTGCAAACTCTATTAGAGCTTCCGACTTCATCCGTTGTATACTTCTTTCTGAATAACCCACTTCACGGCTAATTCTGTAGTTTGAGAAGCTATCTGGCACACAGAAGCTGTAGTAGAGTATCTGACGACTAATCAGACTAAGAGCCATCAAAGCCGCTAGAATCGCATCTCTCTCCGTTTCTATATCCATCATCTGAATAATCGCGTCTTCTGCCTTATTGCCATGCTTCGGTGCCTTCGGCATATCCGTTATAATCGGCGACTTAATATCTATCAAAGAGCGACCTGCCATCCGCTCCAAACGCCGAAAGTTCTTCAGCACATCTCTCGCATTACATCTTGTCTGTTTGAAATCTACCTCTCGTAACAATTGCATCAAGTCAAACCGCTCCTTTATGTGATATAATAAATGTGTTGGATTTATTGAATCAGTCGGAGCGATCCGGCTTTTTTTATTTGCTCTTGATTACTTCCATGTCAACTAATCTCGCTACAGCTAAATAATGCTTGTGTTTTGCAGTCGAACGATCACACTTCATTGTATTTTCAATACGAATGATTGCTGAGTTTGACAGTATCTTTTTAACGTATCCTCTGAACGGATAAACGAACTCTTCTGCTTCACAGCGGACCATGTCACCGACTTTGAATTTTGATTTCTTGCGTGTTTTAGGGTTCTTTGTCGGCATATCTAGCATTAAACCGCCGATACCGTGACTGCTAGCGTAAAATCCGTCTTTTAGTTTCATCTTTCTACCACCTCTTCCACTGTTCCATTCACCAACAATGCTGCAGCATCCGCTGTTGCTTTATCAGTGAAAAGCAATCGATGAGATGGATTGCATTCAAAACTATAATTTACTCCATCTTTTCCCCATAAAGCACATTTAGTAAGATAGTTTCCATCGGCATTCTTTATTGCCCATAACGGCTCTTTCTCAACCTCGTAGCCGTTGTATAGGCTCAATAGTGTTTCATATGATTGTCTTGTTGCCCAAGCGAGTAATTCTTCTCCTTGCTCTTGCGTCACTATGCCATCTCGTACAAACCAATCACAGAAATAATATGAATCACCATCTTTAGATTTGATTAAATACGCTATTTTTTCAGCTTTTGTAAAAGGGTCCGTAGATTTCTCAAGCCAACCGGCCACGAGTTGTGGAATAACTGGTTTCTGCGGTTCGTCTATTTTTTTCATTAACGTAATACCTGAATTTATACTCTCGTTATAGCAAGCAGCTATTGCATCATTTCCTATCGCTTTAATACTTTCTAACTTTTTGATTGCTTCCTGTTTATTCATCGCTGTTCCTCCAATAACTCGCTATTCTCGTATATATTTCCGGTGACTTCGTACGTGTATTCTTCAAACAGCTCTGTGTTAAAAATTTGATACTCTAAGTCTTCATCAACAGTGGCACAAACTAATCCGGAATAATCTATTGAATTTTTGACAATACAGACTTTATTATCTAAGTAATCGAAGCCATTTCGCACGCTGACTAATACTATATCCCCTTCAAATATATCCACACCATTCTTATCTTTCATTCCTGTGGATTGCATGAGGTCGATGTTTCGCACGTGATATGATTTCAATTCGGTAGGATTTATCCAATATTCAATAAAGTTTGTTTTGCCGTTTTTAGTAAAATGCAAGACGGCTACATCTCTCATTACGTTCTTTCGTTTATCCCACGCTCTAAACTTCGGTATCATTCGCTGTCCTCCTCGTATTTTTCAATCAATTCCATTACTTTTTTCACTATTTCAAACTCAACCGCTTTTGATTCTTCGAAATCATGAACAATTTCTGGAAACAGTACATCATCAACTACCCACAAAATAATCTGGCGCTTTCCACCAAAATTTATGATTAGATGGTCCGATTCCACAGATAGTGTTGCTCCTGATTCGATATCATATAAATCCATGCTGAATTGAACGAGTTTTTTTATCATTTGCTGTCCTCCTCAAATACTCTTCTAATATTTCTTTATACTTCTCTACAAATTTGAAACGATCTTGATGAAGTTTCTTGCTCCAATTTGTTTGCCGATCCAGCTCACGCATCTGATCGAACCCTTTTTGAATTTCGTTGTAATAAAATTCAATGTTTGCTGCTGCTTTCCAATGCCTGCTACTTCGCACTCCTGCTCCTGTTTCAGCCATTTCTAACTTAACTAATTCAGCTCGTTCTTTTGATTTTTTGTCTTTCTGAATCTTCATCATGATTTTCTTGAGGATGATGTCACTGTATTGTGTAATGAGATCCATTATCTCTCCTCCACATACCTAAACTGTCGTCCTTTTGAATCAATCCATAAGCTCCTAGCTCTATCCCAGATAATGTTTTTGCTTAATCCAGTAATTTCAGATAACTGTTCAGCTGTACCTGTTACTAGAATTCGATCACCATGCCAGATTGCAATTTTTCTCGGCGTTTTCCGTTTAGGCTTTTCAGTCCACATTGATTTACCGAGCTTTTGGACTTCTGCAACTATTTCTTTGTCTTCCTGCCAAGATTCTGACTTGGTTAATTCAGCAATTCGTTTCATTGTCGCTTTCTTATCCACGCTCATTCCTCCAATCTACGAATTTCCCTTCTTAAGTTCTCTATGTGCAAATCGATTGCCTTTCTCGCCGTTTCATTGACCATCACTGCCTTTGTTCGTTCTAGATCGTCAATTTCACGCTGAATGTTTCGAATACGCATTTGAATCACTTCTTCTGTTGTCATGATGGACCACCTCGTTAAAAACGCTCTTCCTTGAACGTATTCCGATATTTTTTAGCTAATATCAACGGCGCTTGATATTGATGACAGAACAACTTTGCCTTGATCTTAAAGTCTTTTGTCTGCATTCCTTTGACATCTACGACTTTGACAAGTTTGCCGTTTTTATAAAATGTGAAGTCGGGAATATACTCGATCTTGCGATACTTCTTTCCGTCTAGTTCAAATTTCGGCATCAGCTCAAATCTTTCCTGAAGTTTTACTTTCCAGCCATTTGCTTCAGCTTGCCACAAGGCTAGATCGTAATACTCTGCTTCTGCGATAGAATCAAACTTGATACCTCGATGAACAGTTTTTTTATTACGGTATTTATTCATGCGATACTACCTTTCACTGGTTTTATGCGCTTGTCTGCTGTTTGTTGGAATTTCAGCGCATAACCTTCTGAATTCTTAAATATCCTAGAAACAATTCTTTCACCGTAGGCTTCTCTTAGTTCAGGACCAGATAAGTTTGTTGTGATGATCGTTGCCTTGTTCTGTCTGGCTTCTAAGAGCGTGTTTAACGTGTTGTTTGTAAACTGCCTACTATTTGATACCCCACTACCTAATTCAGCTCCAATATCGTCAAAAACCACCAAATCAGTTGTTTTAATATCGGCTATAAGCGATCCTTCAATTTCTTTTCTCAGTTCAGTATTGTTATAAGAAAACTTTATTTGCTCTAATAATTCTTGATAGCTTATAAAAAGTATTTTCTTGTCATAATTTGAGCGCTCAAGTATTTCCCAAGCTGTGGCCATTGATAAGTGGCTTTTTCCGCTTCCTGATTTCCCTGATAGAATGAAATGTGCAGGATGGTTCAGCAGAACCTCATTCGTATAGCTTTTTGCTTTTTCTAAAGCGATTTTTGTTTCTTGATCCACTACGTGATAATTTTCCATTTTGCATTTAAACAAAGTTTTATCTGTTAATACCGAACCATTTTGAAAAAAACTCAACGCTCGTGCTTTTAAGCTATCGTTATATATCCGTTCGGTCTGTATATCCTCTTTCACACGTAACGCTTTATAACCACAACTCATGCATGTTGGTTTACAACGTTCTGAACCATCCTTATTTTTAGCTCGCCAACTATACAAAGGTTCGCTACATTCTGGACATTTTCCGCTTTGCACTAATACTCTTCTTATTAGTTTCTCCATAGCATTTGCTAGGCTTTCCATGTGATGCATCTCCTTTTTAAATTGGCAAGTCGTCATATTCACTAGGATTGCTGTACTGTAGTTTTTGACTTTGCTTTTTATGATTCTTCTTGTCTGCTTTGATTTCGAATTTGAGCTTCTCAAATTTTTCTCTCAATTTCTTAGCACTTCTAATATTTCCAAACCAAAATTCATTTGTAGGTAGCCAATTGATCACATACTCAATCGCTTCTATAGACGCTTTATCTCTTTCTTCCATCAACCTGATTGTGTCTGCCCATTTTTCGATATCTACTTTGTTCATTTCTTTTGGAAAATCTTCAGTTAAATTACTTTGCAATTTTTTAGCAAGGCGTAAGTGTTCGTCAGAATACTTACCTTTCTTTTCTTCTTTATCTATATCTATATCTTTCTCTATCTCTATCTCTAACTCTGGTGTAGTTTTGTCTGGACATTTGTCCGACACTTGTCCTCCAGTTATTAAATTCCGTTTTGCCTCTTCTATTTTCTTTCTGTATTCTCTTTTTCTATCTGCTTCAGTTGAGGATTTTCCAATGAAACTTTGTATATCAGACATATAAATTGCTCCGTTATCTAATACGTCAATAAGCTGCAAATCACGGAAAATTTGTACCGCTTTTTCTACGACTCCTACAGAATGTCTTGTAATAGTTGCGAGCATTGTAGAGTTAAATGGAATCCTGTCATTAAACATCAACTTACCTTCGTGTTTTAGACTTCTTAAATAAAGTTTGAGAAGAATATTAGAATAAATATAGCCATCTGGCATACTTTCTAAGAGAACCATCTCGTCACTATCGAAAAAATTCTCTTTTAGTTTTAAATAGTAGTAGCGTTTGTTGTCAGACAATATTTTTTACCCTCCTATTCTAAGTTTCTTAATTGTTTCCTGGTTTAACTTGATCCCTTTGATTTGATATTTATTTTTGAAATTAATCACACCTATTTTGTGCTTCTCTGTGTGATGGATTCTGCAGAGTGCTGCAAATGTGTACTCTGCATGATCAACTTCTTTGCGCTTTCGTCTTCCTAGCGCTTTGTCAAAGTGATCGATGTCAGCTCCTGTTTTGCCACAGATGCAGCAGACTCTTTTTGTGATGCATTTGTAGAAGTAATATTCTTGATTCGCAGGTAAAATCTCATAGCCTTCTTTGAAAGGAATATGATGTTCAAAGATGAAATCTAAGATGATATTTGCTAAGACATTGGCATCACTCACAGTTGTATTCGATTCGTCTTTCAGGCTTATTTTGCGCCCTGTGACACCTTCAAAACGAAAGTAGAAGAATTCCTTCCAGAAGTCCGTTGGCATGCCTGTATCGATGAAAATATCGCCTATGAGCGCATAGATGAAGTTTCGTTGCTGTACAGTGAAACGTCTAGGATCAATAAATCGAACTTCAATAATCCGATCGCCATCATATCCGTCGTACATCGTCTTCAAACGTTCGATGTTCACTTCTTCATTAATAGTTGCACCTATGTCTTTTCCTTTGAACTTTTTCAGAACCGCTGAATATGAATCGATTAATGGTTTAAACACTCATATCACTTCTTATCTAATTCTTTTCTCTTAGCTGCTATTGCTCGCTCCATCAAGGCACATTGCTCATAGCTTAACTGTTCAATAGTTTCAACGTTATCAGCTAAGAGCCCTAATTTATCTGTCTGCTCATTAACATATTCGATTAAGGTTTTGGTCATATCTTTACCCATCTGCTCATTGAAAGCTTCTAGAATCGTCTCTAGCATGTTTAATTTCTTTGTATCGATTCTAGGTGGTGTTGGAATATCTTCCCCTTGAAATACATATAATCCCAGTCCGTGTAGAGCCAATGCTTTCACAAAGCATCGCTTCAATGAGTTATTGATTTGCATAGCATTTGGCTTAACAACTGGTTGGTTTCGATAATCTAAAACAGGAAATAATTCGGTTTCCGTGTGTCCTTTAACCGTTACTGAGACAGATACATAAGTCCCAGTTTCATCCATAAGAAAAGGTTTATATTCCTCAACAAGAAAGTCTTGATGAGTTCCAGAAACAACTCTGTAGTGTTTATACTCATTAATAGTTACCGTTGCCTGTGGATCATTCTTTTTCATAATCTCCCATGCGTGAGCCCAAGATAAATAATCAAAATTTCCTTTTTTCTTGAGTATTTTATTTAACTTGCGACTAAAAAGTTTTTCAAAAGTCGTTGTCCCTTTGTTTTCACTCATCAAATTCTGCCTCCATTTCAGCAATGTATTTCTTACCTGATCCGTAATAAGAGATATCAATCAAGTTATCTCTGTCATACTCTTCTAGCGCATCAATCAAGCCATCTTCGATGACATAGATATATTCAGGTTTTTTGGACTTCCTCGATAAATGGATAAGATAGACATGATCCCAAATACTCACAAAATTTCCCAAATCGTCTTGATCACATGCTAGTTCTTCATCCGTCAAAAGATTTCGTCTGATTTTTCGATTATTTGTTTCCTTGATATTCGATTTGCCCCAACTAGGATCAGTCAAATATTGATCTAGAGTGGAAAGTTCTTTTTCCATATGCTAAAATCTCCTTATGATGTGTTTTCTTTGTGACTCTTTGCTTGCCGGCGGAGTCACTTTTTTATTTGTTGCCATGCTTTTTGCTTGTCAATATGTTGTTGGCTTAGGATGATTGGTTTATTGTGTCTCCACCAGCGATTAGCAATTACCGTCCCGATTCTTAGCGCTTCAGCTCTATTCATTTTCATCACCGAAAAGTCTTTGTTGTCTGTTCAGTTGATCGATTTCCATGCGGATCGCAGTTTCTGGTAACCACATTTCAATAAATGAAACAGCATCATCGAATCTCTTACGAGGTAACTCGCCATATCTTGGGATTGAAAAGGTACGTTTAAATTCAGACCAAAATTTTGAGAATACTTTTTTGCTGATTTCTTCATAAGCTCGGCTTTCTTTACCCCCTAGAACTTCCATAACTTTTATATTTCCTTTTTGTTTAATTTCAAACTCTTGTTGCCCACTAATTCGCATAGTATCTTTAAGCATGGAAACATCTTTTTTAACATCTTTCATTTCTTCTAGTTGGTAGATCATCATATCTTCAATTGTTTGAGGAACAGTATTCTTACGAATAACATCTTCCATTTCGTTGAATGCTTCAATGTATTTTTGTTTGAAGTAAATAGCTTTCTTTCCTGTAAAACCCATAGCCAACAAGAAAAAACCATCTCTACTAATGAAGAAAACTCGTCGATTTCTGCCGTATGAATCTGGTTCATTACCTTCCACAAACATCTGCTCAAAATTGAGCACATCTTCTTTTAACTTTTCAATATCTCTCAAAACATTTTTGTGTTCTTTTTCAAAACTATCTGCGACTTGCAAACTCGTAGTCACAGCTTCTTTATTTTTCAAAATTACTAATTCTTGCATTATTTCTTCTCTCCTCTTTGATATAATGTAGATAAAAAATGGTGGTGGTATAAATTGAGTCTTATTGACTTTATTAAACAATTTGACTGGAATAACATTGTTAAAACCATTAAAGATTTTATTTTGCCTATTACGTCTCTAGTATTTTCAACATTTGCTTTTTATATCTCCTATACAGATAGAAAAAACAAAAAATTTAATTTAAAATTGGATTTCTTCGCTGAATGCGAAGAATGGTTGATAGATAGAGAAAGTGATTCCAAACCAGATGTTTACCATCAAAATAAATTCAGGATTATAGATTCTGTATTGTTAACAAATAACAGTTCTTTACCTGTTACAATTATTGAGTTTTCGATTTCTGGAATTCCTGATCATTTAAATGCTTTTACAATGATTGGTGATAATTATTCTGTAACGGTAAAATCAATGTATGACGAACTTCCACATGGTATACGTGCGTATTCTGGTAAATCTTTAAAAAAAGGTGCTGATCTATCAAAATTTCCTCCGTTGTCATTACCTATTACCATTCCACCGTATGAGTCAAAAATTACTACGTTGGTTTTTAGATACGATGAATCTTTAGTCGAAAAAAACATTACAATAAATGTTCTTACAAGTAGAGGTACTGCTAAATTCAATAGATTTGTTTCTTCATCTCAAATTTCACAGCTTGATACTGGCTATGCCCCTCCGCAACTAGATGAATTTGATTAGGAAATTCTCCAGTTTCTTTTACAAATTCTTTGATGAGATCATTAAAATTTTCTTTCAATTGTTTTTCGTTTATAGTCATTAAACTTTTTTTCATTAGTCAGTCCCTCCCGACTGGCTTTTTTGTTTTGTACTCAGCTTCATCCAGCCCCATAAAAATCCAAACCATGTAAACAATCGTTCCTATCAACGCTTGTCTGCTTCCCCAAAGTCCTAAAGCGTAGATGATTAGCGGTGCGCTGAATACTAGCGCTCTATTAAATTTTCCCATCCGCTTGCCTCCTTAAGATTTCCGAAAAATTTGTTTCTAAAAATTCAAGTGTTTTACTTCTTAAAAATAGATATGTGTCTCTTCCTTCAACTGGATAATAGACAAATCCATTTTTATTTTTTTCGATATCGATAATATTTCTATATCTTGGGTTCTTTAAAACTCTAGAAGTAAACCAATCATATTTTCTGTTAATCCGTTCTAGCACTTCTGGCAACGTCATCCATCTACCAGTATCATCAGCTTTTTTTAACTCCTCATAATCCACTTGGGAGATAATTACATAGCCTTCTGGAACTGGGATTTTCGCTTCTAGATATTGCATTAGCTGTTCCTCCCTTTACAATTCGTACATAGTAATAATCGAATCTATGATTCTATTTGCTTCTGCAGAAGTCTTTTTACCGTTTAAAATTAAAGATAAGTAGCTTTTGCTAATTCCAAATCTTTCAGCAAGCATGGTGTAAGTTAAGAACTTCGAACTTTCGACATATTCTTTGATTTTTTCTCTATCTCGTTGAGTGATTTCTGCAATGTCAGTCATACTAAAACTCCTTTCTAACCAATTTCCTCTAAATCCATTTGAGGGTAATAGCCCTCTGCGATTAATAAGTTGTAAATAAACACTCGCCCTTTCTGTGTCCATTTGGTATTCATTACAACTTTAGTGCCGCCATCGGCTTTCGGAATCTCACTTGTGTGCGATTTTGTGTATCCTTGGTTCATATGTTTTCGGTAAAGTATCCATTGTCCGCTAACTTTATGTTGAACACCTAACTCGTTTAGCAATTTGTTTAGAGCAATTGCCGACATTCCGTAATCAGCTGCAATTTGAGAAGTAGCTACCGTATCTGTCGATGAAAGAATCGTATCTAAGTAGCTAATCTTTGGTTCGTACTCGGCAATTTGTTGTTCGAGTAATTGGTTCTTTTCTTCTAAATCTGCTGCTAAACGCAATGCTTGTGCAAAACTTTGAGGTACGTTTGAATAGCTACCTGTTTTTCTGATTGTTGGAAGGACTTCTTCCATTACCCAGGCCTCAAATTTTTCAGCGCTTGGTAAGTTCGATTTAATAATCAAGCGGTAAACATCTGATTCTGGAATAACTTTGAATTTTTGACGACGACCTAACGAATCGTTACCCCATGTTTCAATTGATTTTTTACAATGATCATTGGTGGCTTTACTGGGATTTTTGTATCCCAAAGTTTTGGCAACATCGTTTGCTACGAAATACGGAATGTCATTTTCTAGAAACGTTCTTACTTCATGTTGTTCAAAACTAAAAATTTGTGGTGTGTTCATTTTTGTTCATTCCTTTCTTTGATATAATTTTCTTATCAGTAAGTGGTCTACTGAAATAATGCATAAGGTGGTGAATAAGTATGAATAAAAAAACTGATGAAATCGCTGCGGATTTAGTTGTTGCATGGCTAAATCACGAATCACAAGTATCTACTAAAGGCGAATCAATTTCGCCAAAAGAAATTGCTCAAGCTTATTTAGATATTCATTATGCTGTTATCTATGGTCAGCTTCCAGAAGACCGTAAAAACGATGACTAAACGTGAGCTAAAATCTCTGCTATGGCTGCAACCATGGCAGAGTCTTCTTTATCTACCGCGTGTTCCATCGCCACTTTTGCTTGTTTCAGTATGTCTAATTTCAAATCTTCGATTTTTGCCGAGACTGTTTTTTCCATATTCTTCTCTCCTTTCTTTTATATTCGTAAACAAATTTAACAACTTTTAAAAAAACTGCGTTGACTAAATTAACATACAGTGTTAAAATCAGAACATAGTTAAATAAGACATATAAACATTGATTTTAAAAGCTTTCTTGGCGGTTGGCATTTATTAATCGATAGTGTTTTTTGTTGTCTTTTTAGTTGTTAAACTTGTTTACAAGAATGATATTAACACCTTTTGTTAAAATAGTCAACGAATTTTAACAAATAAAGTTAAATATTTTTTCTTGAACGAAAGGAATATTGATATGATAACGTTTGAGAGAATAAAAGAGTTAGCGAAAAAACAGGGAAAATCATTAAATAAAGTTGAAGAAGACCTAGGCTATGGTAAAAACGTCTTATATAGACTTAAGAACTCAAACCCCTCTACAGAACGTTTGCAAGAAATTGCTGACTATTTCGATGTCTCTGTAGACTATCTTCTGGGGCGCGAAGAAAAAGAAACCCCTAAACATGTGGATTTATCAGAAAACGATACTGTTTTTTCTTTTGATGGAAAAGAAATATCTAAGGAGACAATGCGTAAAGCGATTGCAATTGCTAAAGCTTTAGAGGAAAATGAATAGTTGGAGTGATGGGTTGTATGTATTTGAAATTGAAAGAAATGTTGAGCGAATACAATTTGAAAGTAGTTTACATGGAAATGAAAGAGCCTGGCTTCTATTATCCGAAGCCTAGAATCATTTTTTTGAATGAAAATCTATATGGCGAAACTGCAGAAGCCTTTCATTTATCTCATGAACTTGCGCATTTCACCGCTTCTCATTTTGAATATTCAGTTTTGTACGATACTTCTACAACTTTTCACTCAAAATTTGAAACAGAAGCAGATAAAATAGCTATTCTAATTTTATTAAATATCTATATTGAGAACGAACTGACTGATGAATCTCAGTTTAATCTCGAAAAATTTATGGAGTATTATTCTATTCAGAATAAGCTCAGATACACTTGTTATGCTGTCTGCCAATGCTATTTTAAGAAAAAATATTCTTACGCAAGGCAATATGTATGAATACATCAAGAATTATTAAAAAAACCGATTTCAGCAAAACATTAAAAAAGCCCGTGCTGGCACACGGACTCATACCTCATTTCTGAGATCGCAAATATATTATAACAAGAAGTGAGGAATATTTAAATGGCAAAAAAAGTTATGGGTCAAGACGGAAAAATGTATAAAGTTAGTAAACCTTTTTACAAAAAAGTATGGTTTTGGGTATTAGCAGTAATTTTAATTATAATTATTGGTTCTGCTTTAAATGGTGGATCAGATAGTAATAAAGCAAGTGATAATGGTGGCGAAAAAGTAACTAAATCTTCAACCTCTGCTTCATCTTCTAAAGAAGAAAAAAGCGATACCTTCTATAAGATTGGTGACACTGTAAAAGTTGGTGATGCTGAATATACACTAAATAGTGTAGAACTAACTGATGAAAGAAATCAATTTGAAGAAAACCAACCTGCACAAGTAGTAAAAATTACTTATACCGTAAAAAATGATGGCGATTCAGATATCCCTGTAGGTACAGATGTGGAAGTATATGGACCAGATGACAAAAAATCAGAGACATATGCCAACGAAAATACAATGGGATCTGTTGCTCCAGGAAAACAAATGGATGTAACTGCTCATTTCACGTTAAACCAAAAGGGAGAAATAGAAATCCACTTCTCTCCTTTAGTATCATTTGAAAAAGCAGCTATTTTTAAAGCAACTGTATAATAAATAAAAAACACGCCCACCGTCCAAAGCAAGCGTGTTCTAAGAAAAACAAACCTATACAGTAGGCTTCTTTATAGTGCCTATTGTATCAGAGAAAGAGAGTAGATTCAATTATGGCAAGATTAGTCAAACGTGGAAATAGTTGGCAATACGAAATTTCATACAAAAAAGATGACGGAAAATACACGAAGATAAGAAAATCAGGATTTAAGACAAAAGGCGAAGCAAAAGATGCCGCCAACGAATTAGAATATAACTTGAACAAAGGCCTTAAAGGGGATCGCAAAAATCTATTATTATCAGATTACTTTGAGGATTGGATGCAACTTTATAAAGAAGGAACAGTATCTCCTATCACTTATAGAAAATACGAAGATACGTTAATGAACATAAAGAAATATATGCCAGCGGTATTGATTTCTGATTTAGATAGAGTGGGATATCAACGCTTTTTAAATAAGTATGCTAAAGACCATGTAAAATCTACCGTTATTAAGTTTAATAACCATATTAGAGCGTCGTTGAAAGATGCCGTAGAAGAAGGATTAATTCCGTTTGATCCAACTAGAAAAGCAGTAATCAAAGGAAAAGATTCATTGAAGCCAAAAGAAGATAAATATTTAGATTATGATCAATTTAAATCTTTAATGAAACTCGTAGAAGAAAACCTTTCTGCGCAGTACTCTTCTCCTATGCTCGTGTTAGTTGCTGGTGCCACTGGAATGCGATTTGCTGAACTTCTAGGATTAACATGGGAAGATATCGATTTCGAAGATCAAATCATCACTATTAATAAAACATGGAATTATAAATTAAATGAATGGGGAAAAACAAAAAACGAAACTTCAAATAGGAAAATTTCCATTGATAAACATACGATTGATCTCTTAAAAAAGTTTAAAATCAATCAAAAAGAATTATTCGAGAATTTTGAAATCAAAAACCCTCATAATTTTGTTTTTTTCAACTTAAAAAATGGATTAGTTTCATCAAACGCCGTCAGCAAATATTTGCGCAAAAAATTAAAAGAATTAGGGATTGAAAAGCAATTTACTTTGCATGGACTAAGGCATACACATGCATCTATTTTACTTTATCAAGGAGTAAATATACTTAGCGTATCGAAACGTTTAGGACATAGCAGTTTAGAAACTACAATGTCTACTTATCTTCATATTGTTCGAGAGCTTGAAGATCAGGATAAAGAAAAAATCAATACTGTGTTCGATAGTTTATATAAAAATGATAACTAG